TTACAGAATGCCTATAAGACTAAGCCATTGGAAGCTAAGGGCGAGAGCGGCGGCGAAACAATGCACCGGATATTTTCGGATGAAAACCGCCCTGGGCCAGTGCATTTTCCGTTAATGCGCGCGGACAATGCCAGAATAATAGGTTGGGGTAGAGTAAGGGAATATCTAAAACCTTATTTTACTCCGGAAGGCAAAGAAACAGCGCAATTCCTGGTAACAGAGAATTGCTTAAATTTCATCCGGACTATACCAGGCCTGATACACGATAGTATTATCACTGAAGATTTGGATACATCCGGAGAGGATCACGCGGCGGACGAATGCCGATATGCTTTAATGAGTAGGCCCAGAATTCCTATTTTACCACCGCCGCCTAAAACACCGGCTAAAGAGTTCTGGGAAAGGGTGGAAGCAGATAAAAAGGCTTTTGCTAATGCCAATGAACCAGAAGGAATTAGGAGTTTATCAACTGGAGAATCTACACGGTCAATTTAAGGGGAAAGAATGGTTAAATCTCTAAAGATTGGATCAAAAAAACCTAAAACTAAAAAAGATAAACTTATCCTTCCTTCCGGACTAAGCGAAGTTGAACTACTAAAGGCAAGAATAGCTAAACTTGAAGCCGCGGTTAATCCGTTATTAGAGCAGGCTGGATTTAGAATTATATACGAGGATAAACCTCAAGACGGATCAATAATTAGATTCGGAGATTAAATATGCCAGACCCAGAAAAAAAAGAAGCGTCAGTTAATACAGAATTGCCTAAAACGATTATTGGCAAGAAGGATAAAATCCAGAAGGGTCGGAATATCCAAGAGAGGCAATGGTTAGTCAATATCGCTTTTCTTTATGGCAAGCAGCACTTTATCGCTAAGAGCACCACGATAACTAATGGCATTGAAGAACGGATTGCCTGGGAATTAGAATCAGAGGAACGCAAGAATAAAGTTAAAAAGACAGCCAATTATATCTTACCGCTTTATCGTTCTCTGCTTTCCAGGATGTTATTGATGAAGGCTATCATTACTGTTGAGCCTACCACGAATAGCGACAGGGATAAATCAGCTGCGCGGGTAAGCCAGGAAGTCTTGGAAGATTTTTGGCAGATGGCTAATAAACGCAATCCTACTCTTTGCCAAAAGTATGCCGGTATGCCAGTTATATTATGTAAGGTTAATGGTTTTTCATTAGCAACCGGAAGAGGGTATCTCTATCCGTATTTCAATTCTAAAACACAAACTAAATTTTATCTGGATAAGCAGATTCAGTTAGGGCCGGTTGGAGAAGTTGAGTGCTACCTGATGAACCAGTTTGATGTCTTTGAGGATCCATTAGGCAAGTTTAAAATCGTCCAGCGCACCCTAAGCGTTGATGATATCAAGGCTCAATATGGAAAGGATGTCAAACCCGAAGATATTTCTTATTCCGATATTGAACAGCAGTTAGTCAATATGCTTGAAGGAAACTCGGATGATAAAACTAAATTTGAAAACGCTTGCCGGATATTTGAGTATTGGGAAACTCCTGGTAAGGAGTATCCAGATGGACGCTTCTGTATTGTTACAACAAAAGAAGTTATTTTGGATACAGTGATACCGCCAGAATATAAAGGCAAGATTCCGTTATTTGATATTAACTACCTGGATTTAATGCTTTCTCAATTTCCGCAAGGGATGGTTGAACAGTTGATAAGTTTGCAAGAAGAATACAATTTTACGCTTACCAGGATACATTCCTATAAAAAACTGATGGCTGGAAAACTTAAGGTGCCAAAACAAGCCAAACTTGAAACTAAGTATGATGAAGAAGTTGGGCAGGTAGTATTTTATGACGATGGCAAGGAACCGCACTTTGAGGTTCCGCCTTCTCCTCCAGCTTTTCTTTGGGATGAATTAGCCAGGATCAGAAAGGATATGGAAGATATCTCAAGCGTCCATGATGCGACAAAGTTTGATCAAATGCAAACCAGAAGCGGCAAGGCTATTGAGAATTTAGATAGCCTGGATAATAACGCGCTTTCTCCAATTTTAATTAACCAGGAGCAGCAATTATCTTTCTTCGCCGAAACAGTTTTAGATATTATTGAGGCTAAATATCCGGAACCGCGAGTATTGGCAATAACCGGCGATCAGGAAGTTGGGGATGTCAAAACATTTAAGGGGGAAGATTGCGCTGGAAATCGAAGGGTTAAAATCAATATCGGAACCGGTTTGCCTATCAATAAACAAGACAGGCAGTTATTTATTATGGAGTTAGCAGATAAAGGCTACATTGATAAACCCAAGGCGCTGGAGTTGATGGAGTTTGGCGACTTATCCGGATTATATAACTCCATTGATGAACAGGCGCAAAAGATGGAAGATTCCGAAATGCTTAACGGAGTTGATGTGATTCCGAACGAATGGGATTATCACAACGCGCATATTATCGTTATTGAGAAATTTATCAAGGGAGATATATTCAAAAAGGCTGATCCGGTTATACAGCAGAAAGTTTTAAAGCACCGTTCGCTACATCAGCAATTTATGAGGGCTGAAATGGCAGCAGCCGCGAGGATGAACCCAGGACAACCGGATCAGATACCGCCAGGACAGGGGGCGCCAGGTGCCTAAAGCGATTGAGAATAAATTAAAACTGGAAGCGTTAAAGAAGGGTTTTTCTCCAAAAAGCAAACAATTCGGTGCCTATGTTTATGGCACTTTAGACAAGATAGAGAAGAAAAAATAAACCAGTAGTATCTGGCCAAGCATAAAGCAGCCGGACAAAAAAGGAGAGTAAATATGTTTAGTTTAATGGATAACTTAAAGCTGTTTTTTCCTGTTATGGCCTTTATGTTGTTTGATAATGCTCCTGGAGCAGCCGCTCCAGTAACAGCAGAATCAGCAGCAGGCGCGGAACCGGCAGCAGAAGGAGAGATTAAGCCAGGCGACGAAGGGATGGTAGAGGCTCTTAATAAAGAAATTAAGAAAAACGATGGTAAAGCGGCTCAAGAAGGCGCAGGTAAACCAGGGGAAAAAGCTAAAACAGCGGAAGAAATTGAGGCGGAAAGAGTAGCGGCAGAAGAAAAAGCCAAGAAAGACGCAGAGGATCCGGAATTAGAATTACCTGGTGGAATAAAGGTTAAGAGGTCAGTTTTAGAAGCGCTGGATATTGATTTAGACGGAAAGACCAAGGTTAAATTAGCCGATTTGAAAAAAGGCTATATGCTTCAATCTGATTATACCAAAAAGACGCAAGAGATTGCCGCGGAAAAGGCTAATCTGAAAGAGGTAGTTGATATTATTGACTATCTGAAAAAGAATCCGGCAAAAGCCGAGAGAATCGTAAAGATCTTGGAAGAAAAGGAAGCGGAAGCTGAAGCAAAAGAGTTGGATTTAACTAAGGAGATTGAGGGTATAGATAAGTTGTTAAAGGATTTACCGGCTGATGATCCATACGCCCAGGCACTAAGAAGCCAGAAAGCTATAATTCAGCAAACGCTCAAGGTAAATCAGCAGTTGCAAGAAAGGCTTAACCAATTAGAAGGCGGACGGAAAACAGAACAAGAGAGCAAGCTTTTAGAGGAAGCTCATCAAACCTTAACCAAGGTAATGAGCGCCAAAGAAAAAGCACTCAATTTTGCTGATCCAGAAGAAGCCGCTTATTGGAAAAAACAAACCTTGATAGCCTTACACAATAGCCGTAAGGAATACGCAGAGATGGACGAAGCGCAATTCACTGACTATTTTAATAAGCTTGCGGATCAAGTGCATGCTGAAATGGTTAAACTCGGCGAAAAAAGCGTGAGTAGGTATATCAAGACTAAGGGAGCTCCAGGGGGAGTGCCTGTAGTTGGCGGAGCAGCGTTACCGGCCAAGACTGGAGAACAACCAATTACAGCGGAGAATCTACAGGAAAGTTTAGAAGCAGGGTTAAAGGCAGAAGCAGGAAAAGAAACAACCTAAAAACCAATAACAAAAAGAAAGAGGTAATATTATGGCTCTAACGATTAGTAATATATCAGCGGTATTGAAGAAAGTAATTATACCGGTGATCCAGAATCAGCTCCCACTGGAGAGCGTTCTTTTTGCCAAAATCAAAAAGAATAGCGGAGTAACCATCTCCAATAACAATATTTATATCGCGGCCCGAACCGGAAGGCATAGCGGGATCTATGCGGTTGCCGAAGGCAACGAACCTTATGCCGGCAAAGCTAAATATGAACAACCCTATACTGCTTTGCGGTATGTATTCGGCACCCTGGAATTAACCGACCAAGCTATTGCTGCTACTAATGAGGGCGATCAATCAGTTAAGGCTATTGCTTCAATCCTTAATACGGAAATTACCGCGTTAAAGGATGATATAAAGATGGATATTAACCGGCAAATGCACGGCGCCGGAACTGGTATCCTCTGCATGACCAACGGAACCGGTGTAAATGGCACAACCGTTATCGTTGACGGCAATCCGAATGGCGGAGATGGAACCGAATACCTGGTGGAAGGTATGTATATTCATATCGGAACCGGAGCGGCTGTAGCGATTACGGCTATCACCGGCAAAACCACTTTCACTATTGCTGCTAATTCCTGGAGCAATAATGAAATAATCGTTAAGGGCACCGGAACCACTACTCCTGGCACAACCGGCAGCGCAGTAGAAATTATGGGGTTAGCTGGTTTGATTGACGCAAACGGAACCAATGTTGCGATAATCCAGAACATAACTCGATCTACTTCTCCGTGGGCTGAAGCTCATGTTGACGACACTGTAGCGACCCTAACTGAAGCACAAATGATCAATATGTATTTAAAGACTAAGAGATGGGGCGGAACTAAGGTAGTTTTAGCCGGCGCGGATCTCTTCTCTAAATACGGCCAGTTATTGACATCCTTGAAGAAAACTGCCGACTTAAAAGAAATTTTAACCGGTGGTTGGAAAGGGTTGGAGTTTATGGATGGTGCGGGTGTCATGCTTGATTTTGATACCTGGGCTGGTTATATGCAGTTTGTTGATTTTGACGCTTTAACGATTGCCGAAATGAGCCAGCCTTTTGCTTGGTTAGAGGCGGACGCGCATGGCGGTATATTAAAGAGGTCAGCTTCAAACCGCACGATTTGGGAAGGCACTCTTAAATACTACTTTAACTTAGTAGGTAAGAAATTTAAGAGCATGGGTAGGTTAGCGAAGAAAGACGCTTAATCTATCTGGCTATCCTGTAATAATTGTGTAACAAAATTGGGGGGTAGCCGGAGTATATCCGGTTACTCCCCTTTTTTCTAAAAAGGAGATTTAATCTATGAGAAGAAATGGATTTGGACAGTTATTACCGATATCAAAAATGAGTAACGCCTGGAAACAAGCAAGATTAAATAAAATTAATAGGCGTAGATTAGCAACCGAATCCGGAATATTTCTTTCTAATGGGGTTATTACAATGCCCCTTAAATCGCATAGATCAGGTATTTTGCAAAGAATCGTAAATTTATTTAAGAGGTTATTTGGATGGACGGAATAAATATTACCCCAAGTGAAAAGAAGCAAATATCGGCATTAAAGCAAGCCGCGCGTAATATGAATCATCCGGATTGCGTAAGAGGCGGACAGGAATTATTACGCAAAGCTAAGGAAGCGCATTTCAAGCGTAAAGAAAATGGTAAGAAAGATACTTACCAGGCAGCCAAAGAAGCAGCTACTTATCTGGTAGGCCAGGCAAGAGGAAGAATAAGGGTAACTGCCGGATATACCTATTCTTGTTTTGATTGCCTTAATCGTTTATCCGAGGAAAAGGTAGAAGGAAAAAGTATCTGTTTTATGTGCACTAACGGAAGTTTTTTTGTAAAGAAGGGAGATAACTGATGATCAGCGTAATAGTGCCCTTCTATAAAGAACCTATGGAGCAATTAAATTTAGCCGAAGCAGAAATTAAAAAGGCTATTCCTGGTTGTGAAATTATATTTAAATACGGCGGAGAGGGAAAGGGTTACGCGCTAAAAGAAGGAAGCCTTAAGGCCCAGGGAGATTATATCGCCTGGCTTGACGCGGATTTGCAGATATCTCCAAACCGGCTTAATTCATTCTTAAAAGTTATGGATACTTACGACGCCGAAGCGGTAATAGGTAACAAGCGTAATGATTATAGCATAATTCATTATTCATTTTTCCGGCATATTATCAGTAACGGCTATAATTTTTTAATCAGATTGCTATTTGGGATATCTCTTCGTGATACCCAATGCGGTATTAAATTATTCAGGGCTGATACTTTAAAATCAATTCTTCCTAAAGTAGAAAGTTGCGGATTCGCTTTTGATTTGGAAGTGCTCTGCCTGTTACGTGATAACAAGCATATTGTTATGGACGCTCCAGTTGTAGTCAATCAAAGGGTAGGGATAGGAAGCGCTATAGCAAGCAATATTTTGCATACTTTCTGCGAAACTCTGGTTGTTTGGAATAATCATGTAAGAGGAAAATACATTATCAAAGGAGCAAACTAATGCTTATATCAGCTATTATAACCGAGGTAATTTCAGAGGTAGGCGGAGATACAACGGATACAGATTTAATCGCTAAAATGCTGATTTTTACAAAGGGAGCGCTCCGCAGATTTACTTTATTTTCCAAGGCAAGGCTCTTTGATATTGTTTCTTACGCTACTTTGAGCGCCGGTCAAAATTACCTGACTACTCCGACTTATTTTCTTAATGAGATAAAGATATGGTATGAGGAATCTGGAAAACGCAAGGAAATTATTAGGAAAGACGAAACTAAGTTTTTGGATTTAGTTAATACTACCGCAAGCGGCGCCCCGGAATATTACCATATTGTGGGTAATGTAATTGAATTTGATAAAAACTCCGACAGTGACAGGGTAATTTATGTTGAACATTCTGGAGAGGTTGACGATATAACCGCGGCCAGTAATTTCTTCGGCAATACTGAAATGCTTGAGATTTTAAAGGACGGAATAAAAGCTACTTACTATACCGAGTATGTTGAAGATTCTTCCGGCAAAGGAGATAAGGCTATAGGAAGGTTCAAATCCGGATTAGATAAACTGGAAGAGCGTTATATGATCCAGAATTGCGGCGGACACATAGGAGATTAAATAGGTGGATAAGTTTAATATTATAATATTCCTTATTAAAGGCGGAACACATAAAATTAATTCAATTAATGGTATAGAGGTTGCTAACGGATTGCTTATTGTCAATTTGGATAATAGCGTTAAGGTGTTCCCATTACACAACATTAAACGCTACGAGTTTGATATAGTTCCAGGAGAATAGGTGGCATATCTAAACACTGGTGGAACGATAACTACCGACGGAAATTATACTGTTCATAAGTTTTTGTTAGCTGATACTGGAACACATTTTGTTTGCGGTAAAGCAGGAAATATTCAAGTTCTTGTTGTAGCAGGTGGTGGAGCTGGAGGTGGTAACGGTGGTGGTGGCGGTGGTGCAGGAGGATTCCTTACAGAAGCATCCCACGCAGTAACTGCTCAATCATATACTGTAACTGTAGGTGATGGCGGAACTGGAGTAAATAATGCAACTGGAAATTCAGGTGGAAACTCCTCTTTTGATGACATACTTTCTTATGGTGGTGGTGGTGGTGGTGCAGGTGGTCCTAGTGCTGGAGTAGCAGGCGGTTCAGGCGGTGGTGGTGGACACAATAGCAGTCCTAATGCTGGGGGTGGTGGAACTGCAGGACAAGGGAATAATGGTGGTAATAACTATA